TGAGATTGCTGCTTCTCTGTGCGTTTTTGAAAACCAAAACTATACTTCCCGCTGTGTATTTTGCGGCGAAAGAAAAATGTCTATTTTAAGAGGCGGGGGACAGATTAAATTTCAGTGCTTTCGTGCGTCTTGTGGACAAAAAGGAATACTTAATGACCTACGAACCATCGAAGATGTGCGGAGCATTCTTGTTCATCACACAAAGCCCAAAGTTCAGAATTTCAGTGACTTACCAAGGTTTGAAACAGCCATCGAAAACACCCGAGAAGGCAGCGAACTTTTGTTGCGAATGGGAGCAAAAGATGCATACGAGCGGGGTCTTTGTAAAATCACGTTCGCACCTAGAGAAAATAGAGTCCTTGTACATACACCGAAAGAAACGGGCGCGGTAGGTAGATCTCTAAGTGGGCGTCCACCAAAATGGATGACCTACGGGGACTGTTCCGAAGGTATTACGGTAGGTAACGGCCCGACTGTTGTTATAGTTGAGGACGCTTTCTCTGCCTGTGCTGTGGCGCAATTGGATGACTACACAGGCTTTGCGTTGCTTGGGACTAAATTTAAACCTAATTATAACTTTGTGTTACAAAAATATGACAGGGCCATAATCTGCCTTGACAAAGATGCGTCCAGGGTAGCATTGTCTATAACTAAGGAGCTAACAATACCATCAACAATACGCTTTTTGCGTCGAGATTTAAAGTACTATGCAGCAGATGAAATACATAACATTCTTCAGTAGCGTGTTGTCCGAGAATAAGAAACGAAAGAAAGATAATGTTACAGGACGCTACTAATTTTTTTAGGAATTTTCTAAGTAAGCCAAGCGCTACAGTATACACTTGGAGATTACTCTGCTTAGGGCGCACTTACTCCAACAAGGCCATAGAAGTATTTGGAAGGTATTGGGGCGGCAACCACGATAACAAAACAATATGGTGTGAAGGCTGTACACCTTGGCAGATAGGTCCACCCTCTATTTCTTGATCTGATCTTAACATTATTTCGTAGATATTGTGTCTTCTTTGAATGTATACAGTATCCAGAAGTCAGAATATATAGCGGGAGGAGACCTCGCTATATAAAAAAACCAAAGGAATAGAAAATGAAGACAAGAGCAATAGCAGTATTAGACTTCTCTGACCTCGACGGCTTCAAGCACGCGGGGGAAGAACAAGAGAAACTTACTGAGTTAATAAAAGAATATGCGAAGGGAAACCCGCATATAACTTTTTCAGACGTGGATATGAAAGAACGTAGGACGAATAAACATCCTAACATTCGCGAAATGAAGTTCCGAAACAATTAAACTGCTAAACAACTAAAGTTATTAAGCCCCTACTCATCAGTAGGGGTTTTTTTATGCCATAACAGAAGATAACCTGATTCCGCTAACTAGGGAATCAACAAAGTGGAATCAAATTTACTTAGTACTCTTTGTAGTACTGAGTTTTTTCAAGACAATAGGGAACGCGTTCGAGCAGATATCTTTTCTTCAAAACAAAAACAAAGCGTCTTCAATCTAATTAGTGACGCGCAGAAGAGATACGAAACAGACCTAACACCGCCAGACTTACTGGCGCTATGGAAAGCTCAGAATCCGACTTCTACGGAAGCGTCCTACGCTGCCATGGAAGAGGAAATACAAGAGATAACAAACTCACTACCATTAACCCAGACCGTTGCGCGGGATGTCATTCAACAATTGTGGCAACAAGAAGTGGGCCGCGAAATTGCTGAACTAGGGATAAAAATCTCTGAGGGGCAGACTGATGGAATGCGTCTACTTAAAGACCTTGTATCACGCACCGACGAAAACTTTGTAGTTGATGACTATGGTGATCCTACAACGGATGACTTAGACCTTCTTCTTGCAGAGGTCAGCAACGACAATCGCTGGTCTTTTAATATCACTACTTTAAATCGCCGCCTCTACGGGATTGGGCCAACAGACTTCTATATTGTCGCCGCCCGTCCAGAGACAGGGAAGACTGCATTTCTGGCATCTGTCTGTGCCGCCCCTCTGGGGTTTTGCTGGCAAGGGGCAAAGGTGCTTTGGATTGGCAATGAAGAGGCCACTACAAAGGTTAAACTACGAGCATATCAATCATGCACAGGTCTGACAAAGGAAGCCATTCCGCAAAATAAAGAGTTCGCCCGAGCTGAATACGCGAAAATTCGTGACAACCTGATCATGAAAGACACCCAAGATTGGGATCTCGAAAAGATCGAAGGATACATCCGCAAAATCAACCCAAACATCGTCATTCTAGATCAAGCTGATAAAATTAATATTTCTGGTAGTTTTCCATCGACGCATGAAAAAATCAGAGAGTTATATCGCCAACTACGTGAAGTAGCAAAACGGCATTACTGCGGTGTGATTGCAGTATGTCAGGCGGGTCTGACCGCCGAAGGACGTACCCGCGTTGATTTTAGTGACTTAGAAAATAGCCGCACAGGTAAAGCAGCGGAATGTGATGTGTGTATAGGCATTGGCTTACAGCCTGTACAAGAGGGCCAAGACCCTGACTACACCCGCTTTCTGACTATCTCAAAAAATAAAGTTAGTGGCTGGCACGGCATGATTGCTTGTGAACTTCAACATGACATTTCGAGGTACGTTGAATGATGGGTAAGTATTCTAATTTTGATCGTATTCCCCGCGACTATTATAAAACGCCTTTTGCGGCGGTTACGCCTTTGATCCCGCATTTAGAAGAGGTGCAGACCTACGTTGAACCCTGCGCGGGGGATGGTCAGTTAGTTAACCTGCTTTCAGATGGCGGTTTTGAATGTATCGCCGCATACGATATTGAACCTCAAGAAGAATGGATTGTCCAAAAAGATGCACTCTCCCTAACATCTGTGGACATGAAGGGGGCTGATGTGATCATCACTAATCCCCCGTGGACCCGCCCAACTCTTCACGCCTTTCTCTCCCACTTTGTGTGTGAATTGAACATGGCTACTTGGCTCCTTTTCGATGCTGGGTGGGTCCACTCTAAACAATCAATTCCTTACCAACCGCTGCTTCGACGCATTGTTAGCGTGGGCCGCGTGAAATGGATCGAAGGAACCAAAATGACAGGTAAAGAAGACTGCGCGTGGCATCTTTTCACCTATCAAAAAACCCCAAATGCAACAAAATTCTACGGGAGAATATGATGATACTGAAGGACTTTTTGGAAGAGTACTTAGAGGAAACCACTGACACGATTATTCAATTCACGCGGTATAATATGGAACAGTATAGTCGTGAACAGCGTAAAGACATCACTAAATTATTAAAAGAGTATCGTAATAATATAAAAGCGGTGCTGGATACTCAGAATAAACTTAACGCCCTATTGCTGGGACGTAAGATATGAGGGCGCTAGTCGTCGATTTAGAAACGACCGTCACGGACATTGGTGGTAAGAAAGACAACACACCTTTCAACCCATCTAATAAGCTTGTGTCGGCACATTTTGCGTGGTTGGGGACGAGAGAAGTAACACATCTCGTCTTTCACCATAACGAAAAACCCGTGCCTGATAGCAAGGAGCCGCTTGAGAAGGCGCTACAAGAAGCTGACGTTCTAATCGCTCATAATGCAAAGTTTGATGTGGGCTGGTTACACGCCTGTGGCTTTACCATCCCCCCGAAAATCAGATGCACAATGATCAACGAATACATCCTAGCGAAGGGACAACGCACTGAACTGTCACTGAAACGAGTTGCCGAGGGGAGAAATGAGCAACATGGAAATCAATAAATCACTTTTTGAAGAACAAAGCGAAGTCACTCAAAAAAAGTCTGATTTAGTTGATGACTTATTTAAAAGTGGCGTCGGCTTTGAAGCTATGCCGCTTGATGATGTCGTCATTCCATATGCAGAGGCCGACGTTTTGGCGTGTATGGATGTGTATATACATCAAATGAAAGAGTTCGAAGAGCCACAGAACTCTAGCCTCATGAACATCGTTGAACTGATGAATGAAAATCTTCTGTTTTTGGTGGAAGTTGAGAAGAATGGGATCAAGATTGATGAAGAGGTCTTGAAGCAGATAGAAGATGATTACCGCGCCGAAGAACAGGAAATTAAAAAGCGTTTAAATGATATTGTCCGTCAGGTGATGGGCGACAAGTCCTATAACCTTAAATCGGGAGTAGACCTGACCGCCATTATCTACGGGCGGGAAATGATAGACCGTGAGAAACATGCAAGGACTTGGAGAATAGGGAAAGACTCCAAGGGTAAACCGCTGTTCCCGCCAAGATTTAAGGATGCACAACATTTTGCGAAAACACTAGATCAAACCACAAAATATGTGGAAAAAACACACGCAGTGGCTTGCCAAAAGTGCCAAAAACGTGGTATAATATATAAGACAAAAAAGAACGGTGAGCCGTTCAAAAAGCCTACAAAATGCCCTGACTGTAATGGTCAGGGTGCTTTATTCTTACCTACAGGAAAATTGGCTGGCCTAGGTCTTAATCCTATGAATGCTTCCTTTGCAAGCGCGAACGGTTTTAAGTCAGACAAGAAAACAATAGACAAACTTATAGGACAAGCAAGGCGTAAGAATAATGAGTTGGCGGTCGAGTTTCTGGAAAAGCTGACCCGACTAAGTGCAATCTCAGTATATCTTGATTCATTTATTAAAGGGCTGAAGCAATGGATGAAAAATGGGTATGCCCACCCAAACTTTAATCAGTGCATCACAACGACAGGAAGATTAAGCTCAAGCAACCCAAATTGGCAGAATATCCCCGTCCGAGGATTTCCTATTCGCAAGGCGGTTGTCTCCAGATTTGAAGGCGGGAGTATCACCGAAACAGACTTTAGTTCTTTGGAATTTAGAGTTGCTGTAGAATTATCCCGCGACGAACAGGGTATTAAAGACATTGCGGAAGGTAAGGATGTTCATCGCCAGACAGGCTCAATTATATTTAAAAAGCCAGCGGAAGAGGTAACAAAAGAAGAGCGCAGGAATGTAGAGTTTCACACTTTTGCTCCGCTTTATGGTTCCAGTGGTTATTTATATGAACCTTATATTAAGGCGTACTATGAGTCGTTCTTCGAAATATATAAGGGTATTGGCGCATATCAGGACAAATGTAAGCGCGGCGTTTTAAAAAACGGTATCATACAGACGCCCTCTGGCAGACAGTACTTCTGGCCCGACGCGGAACGGAAACAAAATGGTGATGTGAACTTCGCCACACAGATATGCAATTACCCAATTCAAGGATTTGCGACGGGTGATCTTGTGCCACTTGCTTGCATTCGCGCCTTGAGAACATTTAGAGAACATGGTTTACTCAGCAAGATAATCTTAACCGTACACGATTCGATTGTAGTCGATACTCACCCTGACGAAATCAGTCAGGTCGAAGAGCTATTGACCGAAGCTATGGTCGGCGTGTCAGACGAAATTCGTGAACTATGGGGCTACGAGATGGTTGTCCCCATGGAGTCGGAAACCGCCGTTGGGAACTCATGGGCAGAGTGCAAATGAGGAACGGCATCAATCAAGAAGGAAACTAAATGAATCAGGTATCAACTATCGATCAGTCTAGTATGAAGACACTTGTTGCTTCCGTAGGGGCGGGAAATTACGCAAATGTTAATATTCCTGAAGTTAACATGCCCTCCATACGCATGAATCAGGAAGCTATGATAGGGAAAGGAAGGGACGCGGAAAAAAATCCATTTTTTGGGTGCTTCTTTTTGAAGACAGACGACCCCGAAAATTATGTGTATGGCGAAAGTATGATTATTCGCCCGTTAAGTAATGTTTTCCAATATACACACATGGACTTCGATAGACCGTCGGGTGAGCAATGTATTAATAAAACAGTACAAATATCCAGTTGGGATCAAGAACCGCGAGATGAAAAAGGCACCTTGCGTTGTGGTAAGCCCACGTCCAAAGAAATGGAAGGTTGGTCTAAAGAGGAAAGGGCAAAATACAAAGACATTGTGTGTACTAGAATAATTCGCTGTGTTGCCACTTACACAGGTAAAAAGGCAAATGGTGAAGAAGTTACGGTGAAAAATCATCCCGCGATTATTTGGCATGCAAAAAATCACTACAGAGATTTTGAAGATCAGGTGATAAGAAAAATCCCACGCAATTCAAATATCTTTGATTATGAAGTTGAGCTAGTACCAAACTTTGGTACGGGACAAGCTGGAAATCAGTATGCTAACTTCACCTTTAAACCAATTCTCAAACGCTTAGACATGACTGAGGAAGTTTTTGAAACCTTAAAGGTAATCAAAGACATTATTGATACTTCAAACGCACGGATTGAAAAGTCTTACACGGAAGCAATACGCGCTAGACAGGTTGATCAAGCTGCGTTGGATGCCATGAGTACGTCTGCACAGGAAGATTATGATGGCGGCACCTCTCATTGAAAAAAAGATCCACAAATTGATGAAGGATTGGTCCAACGATAAGTTGGATCAGTCTAAGGTCAAGGAAGAGTGGATACAGGAGTTCCTCACGCATTGTGAGGACTCCATTCGAAAGCAGTTAAAGCCCCGTGATAATGAATACTATCACCGAGCATCTGCTATGGGCAGACCTCTTTGTATTCTTCAAAACCAGAAGAAGAAAAGTCCTAAAAGCGAAAAGGAATACAATTTCATCATGAAGATGTTGATCGGGGATATGACCGAAGGAGTTGTCTCCCTGATGGCAAAGATGGCGGGTGTAGATATCGTCGCGGAAGGCACCGAAACCGAGTTGGTTTTGGGCGGGGCTAAGATTGTAGGGACAGACGACCACACAATTAAAACCCCCACAGGTAAAAAAGTGTACGATACTAAAACTACGTCCAGCTTCCAGTGGAGAGATAAGTGGTCAAAAGGTTATGATGCTCTGAAGGACAACGACACGTTTGGCTACATTTCTCAACTCCACATCTATGCAATGGGGCAAGGGATCGATGTCGGTGGATGGATAGTCGTTAATAAAGAAACTGGAGAATTAAAGGTTGTTGAGGCTCCCGAAGACAAAGAAGAAAAAGATCGGGTCATACATGAGTTGCAGACAAAGATAAAAGCATTGGATGGCAACTGGTCATTCATGAAGTGTTTTGAACCTTTAGATGAAAAATTCAACAAGAAGTCCACTGACAGTAAGTATCTTGGTACTGAGTGTAGCTTCTGTGATTTTAGAGAAGTTTGCTGGCCTCATGCGCAGCGGCTTCCGAAAGCAAAGTCTACTGCTAAAAACGTAACATACCGCTGGTACACTAGGTACATGGGTAAGGATTTGGATGAAGACACAAAGCGCAAAGGCCAAGGGCCGAAAGCTGCAACAATGGGTGCGAAACAAACTCCTAGAAAAGTTTCATAAGCTTGAAGAAGACGACATTAAAAGTACGTCCATGGGCGCTGGTGGTGAAGACGTTCAACTATCCCCCGCTGCCCGAAAGCTAATCCCTTTCAGCATTGAGTGTAAGTCAAGAAAATCTGTCGCGGTCTACTCCTACATGGATCAAGCCAAAGACAATTGCCCCTCTGGAGCAGAGCCGTTGGTGGTGGTGAAGGCAGATAGAAAAGACCCCCTGGTGATCCTTGATGCTGATTACTTTATTAGAAATATGAGGCCGACAAATGGTAAATAAACAAATAAACTCAATAAGTTTTAACCTTATTGATGTAAACGGTGAGGACTGCGACTGTCTCATGCAATGTAATCCCCGCCCTGACGCTTCTCCACTAGACGTATATAACTATTCTGCAATTCTATATGGGCTTTACTCTTTATTCACACACCACCCAGAGCTTGTTCATTTATTGGGTGAAATAGAGTTTCGTGCCGCGCATCCTGATCTATTCGAAAGTGATGAAGAAGATGACGAGGACAGGTTGCAAGTCGTGTTCGAAGCTGATGAAAAATTGAAGGAAGCCCTAATGGACAGAAAGATTGTCCCTTTTAACAAGAAAAAGTTAAATTGATGGCAAAATGGAAAGAAGTCCCATTGGGCGTAGACACTGATGTGGTGAACAGGCCACCACATTACAACACATCAAAAATTGAATGCATTGACGCAATGGAAGCTATGGCAACGGGCGTCGATATAAACAATGAGGCTGTGAAGCTAAGTACGCATCAAGCGTACCTCTGGCAGAACATTTTTAAGTATCTTTGGCGGTGGCCTTATAAGCGTAAGCCTTTGGAAGATTTGAAAAAGGCGCAGTGGTACTTAAATCGATTAATCCAACAAATTGAGGGAGCAGAAAATGGGAAATAACTATCTACCTACAGACTATCAAAACTTTATCGCGGTCAGTCGATACGCGAGATACCTAGAAAAGGAAAAGCGGCGGGAGACGTGGAGCGAAACAGTTTCCCGTTATGTGGATAATGTTATCAGGCCATGCACAGAAAATGATGCCGCTGAAATTGAACAGGCTATTCTAAGCCTTGATGTCATGCCATCGATGCGGATGATGATGACCGCTGGTCCCGCCTTAGAGCGTGACAATATCTGTGGCTATAATTGTTCATATTTAGTTGTGGACGATCCAAAAGCCTTTGATGAAGCAATGCACATTTCAATGAATGGTTGCGGCGTGGGCTTCTCTGTGGAGCGTCATTACATTAACAAACTTCCCGAAGTTCCTGATGAATTATTTGATAGCGATACAATTATTCTGGTGAAGGATTCAAAAGAGGGCTGGGCTAAAGCATTTCGTATGCTGGTGGCTCTGCTCTACGCGGGGGAAATCCCCAAGTGGGATGTGTCGCGAGTTAGACCCGCTGGTTCAGTGTTGAAGACATTTGGTGGACGTGCATCTGGCCCCGCACCACTTGTTGATTTATTCAACAGAACAGTTGAGATCTTTAAAGGTGCAAAGGGACGCAAGCTTAACTCTCTTGAGTGCCACGACATCATGACTACCGTTGCACAGATTGTTGTCTCAGGGGGTGTACGCCGCTCTGCAATGATCAGTCTATCCAATCTCTCAGACAACCGTATGCGCTATGCTAAGACAGGACAGTTCCCCGACAACAGGTATCTGGCGAATAACAGCGTGTGCTATACGGAGAAACCAGACGCCCTGTCGTTTCTACGCGAGTGGACGGCTCTAGCTGAGAGTGGCACAGGAGAGCGTGGCATCTTTAATAGACAGGCCGCACAGCGACAGGCTGCAAAGAATGGTATACGTAACGCACAGCATGAGTTTGGCTGCAACCCGTGTAGTGAAATTATACTTAGGCCGTATCAGTTCTGTAATCTTACAGAAGTTGTGGTCAGGGCTACGGATACCAAAGAGACATTGCTCAACAAAGTACGCCTTGCCACTATTTTAGGTACGTGTCAGAGCCGCTTCACTAACTTTAAATACTTGCGGAAAATCTGGCGGGACAACACTGAAGAAGAGCGGTTGCTTGGAGTAAGTCTTACAGGCATCATGGACAACCCTTTGACCAATGGTAATGCAAATGACGTATCTGCATTACTTCAGGACTTAAAACAATGCACTGTGGACACAAATAAGGAATATGCTGAAAAGTTGGGAATACCACAAAGTACATCCACCACATGCGTGAAGCCATCGGGGACAGTATCTCAATTGGTGGATAGCGCTTCAGGGATTCACCCCCGCCATGCCCCATATTACATCCGTAGAGTGCGGGGAAATAATTTTGACCCCTTAACTCAATTTATGAAGGATCAGGGCATACCGAACGAACCCTGCGTCTACAGCGGGGATACCACAACGGTATTTAGCTTCCCCGTAAAAGCACCAGAGGGAGCCATCTGTACAAAGGATGTATCTGCTTTGGACCAGCTAAAAATGTGGGAAACTTATCAAGATCATTTCTGCACACATAAGCCTTCAATCACGGTCAATGTAAAAGCTGATGAATGGTTTGCGGTAGGAGCCTATGTGTATGATAAATTCGATAAGATGTCGGGGGTATCATTCCTTCCTTATGACGAACACACCTATCAGCAAGCACCCTATGAAGAGATAGGAAAGAGTGACTATAAGATGCTTTTGGGACTTATGCCTACCTCTATTGATTGGGCTAAGTTGGCTGAGTACGAAGGTCAGGATTTTACCAAAGGTTCACAGACACTAGCTTGCTCTGGAGAAACCTGTGAAATAGTGGATATTGCATAAAAAAACGCCCTTGAGGACTTGTCCAAAGGCGTCGTATCTGATACTAATTTCTTTGATTAGGATTGATTAGTTTTGATCCTTTTCTGTTTGGCCCCTCGTTCTTCGGAGCGGGGGGATTTAATTTGTAGCTTCTTCTTCTAACATCCTGTCAGTTTCAGATGTAGGCAACTCTGGTTGTTCTCCCTCTAGGGCATTTAGCGCCCCAATAGTCGGTGTTCTTACCAGCCCTTCCTTTACTTGCTCAAATGCCTCACGCAAAAGTTCCCGTATGCCCTGTGGGTTAGTTTCTGCAATACGCAGCCCCGCTGCAAGTCTCTGTGGATCTTGCAGAAGCGTAATGATTGCATTTGTAACTTTGCCAGCGGGAATAGCTTCCACAAGTTTCTTCGCTTGTGCAGATAATATCTGTGCGCTTTGTAGGTTAGGGCCAACGCCACTAATAGGCAGCCTGTTTGAAAGGTTTGCACCCGCGATACGGGCTACGTTATTTAATATGTCGGCGTTTTTATCAACCACCTCGTTAAGCTGCGCGGTATTCTTACCCACGGCATCAAGGCGCATTCCCTCACTTAATAATGCGCCGATATGATCGGCCTCTTGCGGGGATAGGACACCCGCTTCAAGCATCAGATCTACGCGGGTTTTTCCATTAGGGGTAGCCGTACCAAAGAACTCTGCGCCCAACCTATTGATGTCGATTGTGTTCCCATCAACACCTTTAGAGTTTCGAATTAGGCCGTCGAAGGTAGCACGTTTTAGTCCTTCTACCGCCTCTGGGCCACTCTCTGTGGCTACACGGGCAAGGTTACTATACTCCGCTGTGGGATTTTGCCCTTTCAGTGCTTTAACAATTACGTCAGACGTATCCTCTGCCCGTGCCGCCGCACCCAGCGCTGCCTCAGTATCGTCTGCTATTCTAAGATTATCTGAGAGGTTTTGTATTTTGCCACGCAGTTCTGGGAAACGCTCTAGTAACTGCACGTTGTCTGCTAAGAAGCGGTTTAGCCTTTGTTGAGAGAACTCCCCTGTCGTTGGGTCGCGTGTGGCAGAGACATATCCCTGTAAAAACTCTTCCTGGGCAGCGCCCATTGTTTCGGCGGTAGGTACAACGCGGTCTGTACTTACGGCACTAGAAGGCACATCAATGAGAGTTTGATCTTCCAGCGCGTTTGTTGGTGGCGAGGTTTCGTTTGCTGCACGTTGTGCCTGACTCGCAGATGCCGCTGCCTGATCAGCAAACTCAGTCGCCTGTTGCAATTGCTGCATGTTTAAATCGCCAGAAGTTTTTCCACTACCAAAAGCTCTTTCTAATGTTTGCTCTGGATTAATACTCAGCGCCCCAGAGCCTTGTGTTTGAAGTGCATCTCCCGCAAATGTGCGGCTGAAGCGGTCATTGAGTGCAGAACTAAAGTCTCTGGCAACTTCTACACCTGTACCTTGAAGTAAGTTTAAATCTTCCAAAGCCCCATCTGCCATTTTCATTAACTGGCTATAGGCTTCCATGTCAGGGTTAGCCCCGCTTCTTTTGGCCCTTGCGAGTGTAAGTAGACGGCTTCTAAATCGCACAAGTTCCCCAGAGGTTGTAGTACCCTGCATTGGAGAACTGTCGTTGATAATTTTATTAACAAAAATATTTACAACTCTTTCGAGTTCTGGGTCTCTAAATAGAGTTTCCCCCTCTAACACACGCTGCTTTAGTCCAGCAAATGCTTGCAAAGTGTTTTGTGCTGTTGCTGATATATTTTTAGGTATGGAGTTCCATAGGACATCCTCTACCTCACGTACTTGCTTCTCCGCGTTATATACTGCCTCATACGCTGCCTTGGATGCCCCTCGCATATCGGCTGCATCAAACTGGCTTGCCGCTTGAGTAACTGCGTTACGGGCATTGTCTACCTGTGCGTCTAGCAGAGTATCAAAGTAGGCTTTGCGAATACCACCTGATAGGTCTCCACCCGCTTGGTCAGCCATCATACGGATATTACCAAGGGCATTTTCTAATAGGTCTTTTGCTGTTTTATTAAATTCTGAATTTGTGGAAGCAATCTTATTTTCTAGACCAATTAACGCTTCATTTCCTGTAAGCTGCCCACCAGTAAGATCCGACTTGCTGATGTTTGAATTTAATAAAGTATCAATTTGAGCAGCAACCTCTTTGGGATCATACCCTTGTTCAACAAGGATACGGGCAATCTGATTGATGGCCTCGCTTTGCGCTCCCTTTTCCCCCATAAAGACGGTCTTTAATGCACGTTTAGCACCTTTGGTAACAGGAGAGGCCAGCGTTCCTACAATCTTTGTTGGTGATGCAAGTGATCCGATAAATTCCCCCGCCATCTGTGCATACATGTTATCGGGAGCTATTATCTGCATGATGGCGGCACCTTGTGCGGCTCCACCCAGCGCGGCGGCTTCTTGTGCTAATACTGTCTTTGGAGAGTTAATAGCTGCTTGAATAAATGGATGAGTAACACCAATACCCGCCCGTGCTAATGCAAATGGTGCGAAGATAGGTACACCACCTTCACCAATCACCCGCCCTGCTTGCGCGGCTATTCGATATTCGGGGGGCAACTCTTCTATGTTATCTATTTGCTCAAGGCCAAGTGCCTCAAGCCCCTGACGCTGCATCTTAGCCCCACCGACAGGATTGGTTGAGGAAAACAGTAAATCTTCTTCGTCTGTGCTTAACCCAGCGCCCGTTAAGTAGTTAATAGCTTTTCTAGCGCCTTGCTCTGCCTTCTGCGCCCCTGTGTTAACTAAATCAACAGGCAAACCTAACAAGTTAGTCAGACCGTAATTAACACCCATCCCCGCTGCTTCTACTTGGCTATCAGGTTTAGTATAACCTGTCCCCGTAGTTAATATCTGCATTGTTTCATCGTCGCCTAGTTTTTCTCTAGACTCCTCAATGTTCAACGCTCGGTCATTAACCATCACATTCGGGGGTAGGTTTTGCTCCATCTCATCTAGCAGTGATGATTCTGACACGCCCCTTTCCAAGGCGCTCTGGACACCTTCGGGGTTATACTCTCCAATACGCGGCTGTAGATTATCAAGAACAAACTGTATCTCTTGCTCTTCTTGCGCGGTAGGTACAGTACCTTCAATGTCGAATTGAACTTTCTGACCGTCTGGTCCTTGTACTTCTATCGTAGCCATTATTGTACCACCCTATACCGCATACCACTTTCAGTCACTTGATCCAGTTCATCATCAGGACTTGTGGTTGTGACTACTTCATCAGGGTTTTTCATTACGTCAGCGGCCCTAGCGGGTTCCCCACCACCTCCTGATACTGCCTGTTGAAGTGCTTGATAGTAACTCAAAAGGACTTCTACCTGCCCCAGCCCCACATTTGCTTTACTTTTGGCGGCGGGATTTACCCGTCGATTTTCAACGTCCTTCAGTCTATACACAGAGTCTTCTAAAAGCAGAACCATTGAGTCTATAGCGCTTTTATTAGCTCTTAAACCTCTTCCTGTTCCTCCTACTGGTGGAAGTGTGCTGAAACGCTTTTTAAGATAAACACTGTCGCGAACACTAGGGAAGGCAGCTTGCAAACTTACTTCAGTAACAATCGCTAAATCTTTAAGCACTTGCGTTGATACACGCGCTTCTTCATTTAAGCTTGTTATGTTCAGGTAGTCAGTAACCCCGTTTACCAGCGCATTTATCTGTCCCCGCAAACCAGACACAGCGGCGAGGTCAACCTTCGCCAGTTTTGTACCTAGGTTTGTTTGAACATTTTTAAATTTTTCTTGTATTTGCTCGGTGGTGAAGCTTCGCAATTCACGTAGCTCTGCACGCTCCTCGTCCGTAAGGCTATCCACACCGTCTGTTGCGTCAAACAAACTGTCATTTTCTGCATCGACACCTTCCACTACAACCTTTGGCGCACCACTTGGTTGTGTCAGGTCAATTAGCACGGTCTCTCTAGTTACTTCGTCTGTACGGAGTTTAAGAGCGCCTGTGGCAAACTTAGTAGCGTCTTCTTTCGACATACCAAGATTTTCTTGTAAAAGGGCAATTTCTGCTTCCAACGCAGTCTCGTCTTTCGTATCAAGTCCAAGCGCCTGTTCAGCAAAAGGTTTCACATTTGCAAACCAATTACTTGCCCACTCTAATTCTTCCACCGTTTGTGCCGCTGGACTGCCTACAATTTTAAGAGCTTTGAAATATTGTTCTTGGTACGCGGCTTTATTAAATGCCCCTTCTTCCCCAAAGGCAGAGTCTCCAAATTGTTCTATTTGATCCGCAAGTGCTATATTCTCTGCGCCACCTCTTTTACGTTGCGCCATTGCAAGCGCTTTATAGTTTTCTTTTCTAACATTTGCCCAATTGAATTTTCTAAGATTTATATCCCCGTGCGCCCGTATCTTCTCCGCTAACTCAGGCTTTCCGCTCTGCTCTGCTCCAACAGCGGCTCCTTCATAGTTGTCTTCAGTTAAACCTTTAAATAGCTGTATAAGATCGGGGTCATCATCCGTCACGGTGACTACATCAAACCCATACTTACCTGTAGGCTCTTGTACATTTACGCCACGCTCCGCAATAGCTACAGGGCCAGCCATGAGTGGGGTGTTAACGTATTGTTCAACCTGCTTACGACGAGATTTGTACTTATCAGTCCATAAATCAGAAAACTGCTGCGCGGTAAAAGTTGCAGCTTTTTCACTGTCAGATACATTATTATTAACTGCTTTTGCGCCTACAACATCTATAGCCATTGCGGTTGGACGACTTAATAAACTCGCAGCCCCACCAGCACCTTGTTGATGTGCTAGATACAACTGCGCACCAGTGATGTCGGTCGTATTTAATCTTTTCTGTAATGATCGTTTATTTGCAGCGGCAAGCTTTGCAGCGCCTAAAGAGGATGATTTCCAATCATATACATCCACACCATATTCTTCCGCTGTACCATCTGTGAATGCAAACATGCCTTTTGCAGAAGACAATCCAGTGGACATCTTTTTACCAAGACTGCTTTCAATCGATGCAGTTGTAGCAAGGAAGCCAGAGGGTAAGTCATACTCTTGTTCTAGCTGCGTCCAATATGCAGACATCTCTTCCATAGACCCAAGTGAGTAACGGGCATTCTTAGTGGACTCATTCCACTTTATCTTTCCACTACTCCAAGCTTCTACAAATGAATCGGCTGTGTATGCCCCGCCGTCTAATAAGTTATATACACTTGCACGGGCGCTTGCGGGGAGTTTGCTACCCAGCGCGGAATAAACTGCATTAACGCCTTTTTCTATAAGCTTGGTTTGTAATCGTGCAGCCTCTTGTTGCTCAAGACCAAAGCGTGTTTTGAGTAGTTCTATCTGATCTGCTTGCGCCTGTTTACGGACCTCTTTATCATATTCTCTTTGTTCTGCTAAAAGACGCGCCTTTTCCTCTCGGTCTTCTCTACGGAGCCTATCCTCACGCAGACCCTCGCCAAAGCCAGCCAACTCGCCTCTGCTTAGTGATAACAAACCCATTAGAAGTATTCCTTTATATATTGCCCAACATCTCTTGTTGGGCGTCCTCATTGGCAGCGCCTTGCATAGACAT